ATGTGCTATTCCGCCCAGATATGGGCCGACTACAAGAAGTTCACCCGCCAATTTGGCGCCATCCTTAGCGTAGGCGACTTCACGCGTATCTTCTGGGAGCGCCGGGAGGGCAGCAGCCCGAAGATTCCCAAAGCGATTGAGCAAGCCTTCGCCGAGCCTCGCGACGAGTTCGAGTCCCAAGTGAAGCGGATGATCGACGAGGCTCGCGATGCGGAGCTGGCTCGCATCGAGGAGCGCGTCGCCCTGCAGCAGGCCAAGATCGTCGAGGCCGAGTCCGCCCTCCAGAAGCGGGTTACCAAAAAGTCACAGGAGGTCATCCGCATCGCACAGAACCGGATCGCCGCTGAGTCGGCCAAGGGCGCGAAACTGCTTCGGGTGGAAGCCGCCGAGGATGACGACCGGATCTGGCCTGGCGATTACACGCTGGTGATGGTGCAGGAGGACGGCCGCAAGGTCATCAAACCGATGCGTTACCAGTGCCGGTTACCTGGCTGGACGCTTGCAGACGAAAAGGCAAAGCCGGGCACATACAACGCCAGGCGAGACAACCTGAAGACGGTCTGGCGGAAGCTCTACGGCCACCATCACGGAATCATGGTCGCAACGCACTTCTACGAGAGCGTCGCTCAGCACGACTACGAGCATCGAGCTTTGAACGAGGGCGAGCGACCCCGGAGCATCGAGCTGGAATTCACCCCACAGACGGGAGAGCCTCTTTACATCCCCGTCCTCTGGTTCCGCTGGGCCGATGGCGTTGAGGAACTGCTGTCGTGCGCTGCCATTACAGATGTTCCCGAGCCAGAGGTGGCTATGACGGGGCACGATCGGACGATCATCAACATCAAGCCGGAGCACGTCGATGCCTGGCTCAATCCCGACCCGACGAATCTAGCCGCGATGGACATGATCTTGGAGGACAAGCGGCACCCGTACTACGAGCACCGCTTGGCCGCCTAGCATGCCTGCGCATGAGGAATGGATCAGTGCTGCCGATGTTCGTCGGGCACATAGCCTAGCTCAATGAGCATGTCGGTGATTCGCACGCTGGCGTCCTCGATGCAGGCGTCGTTCGCCGCTTCGAGGATCTCGTCGGCCAGGTCCGCAAACCGCGGCATGAAGTCGCCCTCCTCGGGGAAGCGATCCTTCAGGTCGTCAGCGGACAGGCGTAGCTGCCGGAGCTGGGGTTCGATTTGGGGCCAGGCGAGCTTCGTGGTCATGGCGGGAGCCTCATCTTGCGGCGCGATCCGCGGCGGGGATGGGTGGTATCGACATGCTCGCCACCACCGGTGACGGCCGACGGCTCACGGCCGTTCCGCCCGCGCTCTACTGCCTCACGGATCGCGGCCTCCCACTTCACCGCCCATGCCTCCATATACCGAGTCGCGCCAGCTTCCGTCCGGGTGAAGACGTAGCGCGGTAACCCAGTCGGATTCAGGCAAAGCCGCCAAGGGGAGTCAGGATCGTAGTTGGCCAGGCATGCCGCTGCGACGGCGCGGTCGCCCAGGTAGAGGCCGGGACCGTCGATGTAACGCTGGAAGTGGAAGCCGGCGGGGAGCATGAGGCCATCCTATGCCCGGCCGTCTCACTGGGTGCGACAGCCCGCGGCCATTGCTACACCACAAAAAGGCCCGAGGCGGATCTCCCGCCGCCTCGGGCATCTCCCGTCCTTGGATCGGAGTCCCCGGGCTACATGTGGGTCATGACGCCGCGAGGCGAAAAAAGTCTGCCCACCGGCACGTGGACGCAAAGTGATACCGGACCAATAGTGCGCGGCAGCAGAGCGCAGGAGAGCCGCAGCAATTCGCATGGCCGGCCGTCTGGGTTCATTAGCCGCTCAGTAGCGGATCATCAGCGCGTCGCACGGCACATCCGTGGCGGCTGCTGGAGTCATGTCGACTCGGTAGCTGGTCGTCGTCTTATTACTGATGTTGTGCGGAGGCAGAACGCCCGATCCCTTTGCCGACAGCAAGATCATGTAATTCGCGTCCAGTTCGGTGTTCGGGAGGGTAACGGTGTAGTTCGCCGTCCCGCTCGGAATCGTGAAGTCATGGATGAGGTTGCTACCCTGCCCCGGCACGCTGCCGCGGCTAATCGACCGGACGCCGCACATCTGCATGCGGTCGGTGATGTAGAACAGGTTGGTCCCGTTCGTGATCGGTAGCGGCTGGCCGTTGTCCGTGGAGTAGTGGTAGATGTGCGCCGGCTCAACTCCCGTACTGGCCGGCTGATACCAGCCGCGCATCGACTGCAGGTGGTAGAACGAGTTGCCAATCGGGAAGCTCGTCATCTCCGTGGGATCGACGTACACGCCATAACCCGTCGTCCCCGGCGCGCCGTTGATCATGGTCATGTGCATGGAGATGTTGTCGCAGCCACCCAAGTAGATGCCGTGCGACGCGCCGCCGTGTTGAATGTTGGTGCTATAGAAGGCGACGTGGCAGGCGTTGCCCTGCCCCGTGTTCCCCGTCAGCCAAAGACCGGCCTTCGCCGTGGTCACGCCTGACTGCAACGTTGTATTGATGAATGTTGAGAAGCTCATCGTCTTGCCGCCGTACGGGCCAGCAGCGCCCGTAGCGCGCAAGGTCAGGCCGACGAAGCGGTAGTTGCGGCAGATGAGGTTCTTGGAGTACCAGCCGACGACGTTATCGATCAGCAGGGTGTAGTCGGCGAGGCTGTCCGCATCGATAGTGATGTCCTCGATACCGACGGAGCCGTAGTCAATGTTGTTGAAGTTGAACATCGCGCCGGCATAGGACGCGCCGGTCCACTTGATCGTGGTGCCGACCGTCTGGGCAAGCGTGCCCACGTAGCCCGGGTAGCCCGCACCCGAGCCCTTCAGCGAAAGGGGCCGCTGGATCAGGATGTTCGTGGAGATGCAGTACGTACCGGGCGGGAAGAACAGCGTTCGAGCGTTGCCGGTGTTGCAGAAGTCCAGCGCGTTGGTGATCGCCAGCGTGTCGTCCGTAACCCCGTCGCCTTCCGCGCCGAAGTCCTTGACGCTGACCGTATCGAGCAGGCGGGACTGGATGCTGCGGACAACCGCGCCCGAACCGTCCTGCAGGAAGGCAATCGCATCCGCGTCGCCTGCGTCCGCGATGATGTCCTCGCGGGTGTAGATCAGGACGTCATCAGCGGTGTAGAGGTGGTAGTCGTAGACCACCCCTGGGGTGAGGTACATGATCGCCTCACCACGCGCGTCCAGAATGATCGGGTTGGTGTTTGCCACCGTCCCCGCCCGATTCATGTACGTGGCCTGCGGCGTGGTCGAATTCGCCGCGTAGGTGAAGAGCTTCGCCCCGGCTGCCGGCGTACCGTCGTCCAGAAGGAACTGCTGCTTCGCGGTGGGGCTGAGTAGTGCGGTCGCCATCCTTGGCGGCTCCTGAAATGTCAAAGCCCCCGGGGTCGGGGGCTTGTGGTAGGTTTCGCCTTGATGGAAGGCGACATGTCCAAGAAGTCAGAGACCCCGGGAGAAACCGCTCGGAGGTGGTATGTCGTGTTGTTCGGGAAGGAAGACGCCGATGTGATCAGCGAACTTCAGGCGTACGCGCTGATCGCATCTATCCTTGGCTTAATTGCCTGCGCGTCGGCGACCTTGTTCTTCCTCTTTCGCAGTTAGCAACAGCGCCTGAATCCCACTGCCTCGCTGAAACTGCGTCTGTTGCCCAAGCCAGTTGACGAGGTTAGGACTAGTCATGGCTCGGCTCGCAAGGTTGCCCGCGGCCATTGATCCGAGAATGCCGCCAGCCACCGGGTAGTTGCCCGTCAGCCCAGCTGTTGCGAGTGAACCGATGCCGGCAGCCTGAGTGACAGCCGCGCCGGTGCCGCTCGGGTTCGCGAACACCTTGGAGCCCTGACGCAGGTTGTCCGCGACTCGCGTGATGGACTCCACCTGGCTGCGGAATTCCGGCCCCAATCGATTGAACAGCGCCGAGCGGGCTGCGGGGCTCAGGTTGTTCCAGTTCGTCAGGAAGGTCTGGGTGCTGAAGGCGTCGCCGGCCGCGTTCTGGTTCGAACTGGTAGCGCGCCCCATGCGGTTTAGGACGGCGGCCGCAACCTCTTTGCGCGAACCTTCCGGCAGGCTCTTCATCATGGCGGAGAGCGTAGACGCGCCTTCCTTCGTGCCCTGCGTAGCTGCTTGGAAGATCGCTTCTGGCGTGTCGCGATTGACGATGCTGGAAATGGCATCACTACGGTCTTGCACGGCCCGGTAGTAGCGATTGGCTCGGTTGAAGGCCCCGATGGCCTCAGGCCCAGCACCCTCCGCTGCGCTGCGGATGTCCTCAGAAAGCGCGCCATAGAGCTGACGCCAGTCACGAACAGGCACGTCCGGGTTGAACACGCCGCGCTCGACTTCCTTGCCGACCAGCGTGCGGAGCTTGCTCACGCCCTCATACGGAAGACGCTGCGAGACGGGGCCGCCAAGGCCCTGCGACGCAGGCGTGGCGTCCTTACCGAAAGCCTCCTGAATGCCGCGCAGGCGGGCGTTCTGGAACAGTGGGGAGAGCGCTGGCGCGCCGACAATCTCGGGATTGAGGTCGGCGATGGTTGCCCCAGCGTTCGCCACCGGGATGTTCCCCTGCGGCATGGCTTGGTCGAGGCGACGGTAGAGTGCGTTGGAGGTCGCGCCAGTGCGGCTCGCGAAGGTGTCGTCTGCGGAACCCGCAACGCCACGCTGGATTGCGCGGCCAGCCGTCACTGCGTCCGCACGCGGCGACAGTTCATTAGCCATCTGGCCCAGTCGGCTGCCAATCTGAGCCGCCTGCTGCTCGCTCTTCCCGGCCATCACTCCAGCAGCACCAGGAGTGCGAGCAAGCGCCGATTCCAGAGCGCGTGCAAGCCGACCTTCAGTCGCCTGCCCCACGGTTGGGGTGGTGCCTGCGGCCTCGAAGTCAGCGATATTCGACTGCACCCGCTGACGCCCCGCTTCGCCACCTCGCGTAACGCCCCTCGCGCCGGCCGCGGCGGTGTAGCGGGCAGCGCCGGGAGCGAGCCCGCCAGCGAGTCCAAGCAGCGACTGCACCAACGGGCTGGCACCCTCTTCCTTGGCATAGCTCGCCGCACCTGCGCCCGTTGCTGCGCTAATGGCCTGCATGACGGGATTAGCGCCGAGGGCGCGCACGCCAGATGCTACCCCCGCACCACCAGTAAGGGCGGCTCCAGTAACAGCCTCGCCAACGTCTGACGCGATGCGCTCGCCACGAGTCTCCGGGCGCGCGACATCGCGGCTGGTCAGAAATGCCTGTGCAGCTTCACGAATGGTCGGCAGTCGATTGGTCGCGAACTTGAACAAGCTCATGCCCGGTAGCGACTTCACGCTTTGATCGATCATGTCGAGCGTGCCGGCAGCGCCCTGTGTAACCGAGCGTCCGGCAAGCTGGGCAGTCCGGTTTCCAGCCTGCTTTGGCGCGGCCTTGGGCTGCGCATGCTGAGACTGTACGAACGCGATGATCTGCTCGTTCGTAGCGCCCTCAGGCACCTCTACGCGCTTGATGCTCCCGTCCGGGAACTGAACACGCTTGATCGGCATTAGTCGAGAACTCGGAATCCAGTGAACTGCGCCGGGGCGGGACTCGCGGCCTTAGTGGGCTCGGCGTTTCGGCGGAAGTCGTCAAACCGCTGCTGGTTGAAGATTTGCGGATAGCTCGCCACTTGGTTTTCGATGCCGCGAGCAATCGTCCGATACAGCTCGTCAAGCTGGCCCTGAATCTGCTCACGGGAACGCGGATCGGCGAGCGCCGCGAATCCATTCGGATCGGCCAGCGCTTGGTTGAGCATCGGCAGTTCGCCCGGCTGAAGGACGCCAGTGTTGTAGATGATGCGAAGGGCGGCGCGGGCGTTGTTGTAGGCGTTGCCCAGCCGGCCGCGCGATGCGCCATCCAAAACGCTATCGGCCTTGCTGATCTCGCCCAGCGCGGCATCAAACGCCTTGAAGGTGTTGAGCGCGTCCTTCGTCTCCTTGAAGTCACGGCGAACCTTCGCGGCCTCGCCTGCAGACAATGGCGTCACGCCAGTGCCAGCGCGTGCATCGGGCTTGGAGACGACAGAGATTTGGCCTGTCTCATTGTTGCGCTGGGCAACAGTGCCAGGAGGGAGGCCCGCTGCGGCCGCTTCTTGCGGAGAAAGCTGGCTAAACGATCTGTCCTTCGCTGGCGTGCGGCCGAGCCCCTGCCCCGGACCGAAGCGATTAGCGGCCTGCGCGCCACGGGGCAGTTCGACGTGGACGTGGTCGCCCTCGTCAATCGCCTCGTATCCCATCTGCTTCGCAAGCGCGATGAACTGCGCCTTCTCTTCGGGCGGGACGACAAAGTCGCCGCCAGTGCCGGCCATGTGCTGGCTGTTGGCCGCGCCGCCCACCTTTGCGTTACGTTCCGGGTCGCGGTACAGGCTCGTCACCTGTGCGCCGTTGGAGGCGAGACGCGGGAAGTCCTGCGTCGGGTCCAAGACAGCACCGCCCTCAACGCCATAATTCGGCGCAGAGAAGCTACCGGCGCGCGGGTCGAACAGCATCTTCTGCTCGCCACCATCGCCCGTAGGAACGCCGACGTACTGCATGGATGGCGGTGCAAACGGAACTTCGGCGATTACGCGCCCGGATGCATCGAAACGCTTCGCGCCCGGGCCAAGGGTGAACTGCTCCGGCTGCTGATCGCCAGAAACCGACGCAAGGAATTTGTTGAAGTTCGCATCCAGCGCGGGGTCATGCTGACGCGGGAGCGATCCCGGCGCAGCCATGCCAAGGCCCTCGGTAAGATCAACGATCTGACCGTAGAGGTGGCCCTTCATCTGCTCGGGAGCGCTCGGGTAGATGCGCGCAAGCTGCGACAGGTTCGCAATCTGCGAATCGCGATCAGCGGCCTTCTGCTTGCTCGCCATGCCCTGCACCTGCAGACCGGCATCCGGATCGACGCCGTAGACCTGAGACAGTGCGGACTGATCGCCACCAAGCGCCGGCTGTAGGAATTCGCCGAGCGTGCGCTTGCGGCGCTGCTCCTGCCCTGCCTGCTGCCCTTGGAGGAACTGGCCGAAAATGTTGGGCGTGTCGATCTGCGCCATTAGATGCCACCCCAGCGGTCGAAGAGGCCCGGGCTGCTGCCGCCGCGGTTGCCGTATGCGTAGCCACCGATGCCAGCCAACTGGCCGAGCGCACTGCCCCATGCATTCGCACTGCCTGCGATGCCAGAGGCGCGGGCGTTGCCTGCGTTCATCAGTGCGTTGCCGACGTTGCCCGCAGTCGCCTGCCCCAGCGCGTTGTTCTGGTTCGTGGCCGTCTGGCCGATGCCAGCGAGTGACGCGAGACGGTTCATGTAGGGCGAGTAGCCCTGCTGGTCGGCGTAGTTCTGGCCGAACTGCGTCAACGCCTTGCCGGCCTTGCCCGAGAACAGGCCGCCGCTAGCCGCGGCAGAGCTGTCCAGAGCGCGCACGCCTTCCGTCAAGCCGAACTGGTAGCCCGGCTGGTTGCGGAAGCGGTCGAACGCCTGCGCCTGCGTCGTGGACACGCCTGCGCCCGTTGCAGGGGCCGCAACCGGCTTCACCCGGTCGTACACCTCCTGCATGTGCGAGGCGAGCTTTCCGAAGTCCTCGCCGCGCGTGAAGGCATTGCCCGGCGCGTAGTTGTGGAACTTCGCCACCTCGTCCCACGCCGTGCGATACGACGGATCGGACGTGTAGAGCGCACGGTTGACCTGATCGCCGTCCCTGAACCACTCAATGGGACCGCCAGCCGTCGCCGTGCTGAAGTTCGACGTTGGCAGGCCGAGCAGCGTCATGTACTCCTGCAGGCCAGTGATGCCCGCCTGACGGAACGGCTCGTTGTCCGTTCGCGCCTGGTTGAACATGTCCCACTGCACCTGCGCGGACTTGTCCGCAGAGGCGGCAGACGTGTTCGCTGCGCTCTTCGACGCCTTCGACGCCTTGTTGGCACCGTAAATGGTCGCAGCGGCCGTTACGCCGGCAACAATCCATGTCATACAAACATCCCCTGAAGCTCGTCCGTGAACTCCGAAACCTCGGGGGCATGCGTCAGCAGCCCTTCCGGCTCGATTACATGCGCCTCGATCACCTCAAGGTCGCGTTCGTTGTTTGGGTTGGTGTGCGCCGTGAACAGCAGGCTGTCTTCGTGGGCGTAGAACGCCCGCTTTGCGCCGGGGGCGGCAACCCAAATGTGCGGGGCCGTGATCGTCTCCATGCCCCGGTCCGTGTTGACCGTGACCGAGCCCTTGATGAGCATCACGATGTGCTCATGCCGGTGGATCTTGCCGACGATGATGCTGCCGGCCTTGATCGGTAGGGCGCGGCCGTAGATGCCGTCTGCGAAGTAGTGTTCCGGCTCGTTCTCGACCTGCGGGAACTGCAACAGCAGGTCTTGAAGCTGGAAGATCTTCTCGCGCGTCGGAGCCGGGCCAATGACATGAACCGGAGCGATTTCCTCGCGCGCAGGCGTAAGGTCCAGCGTCACGTCGTAGAACGTGACTGCATCCGTGCAATCCATCCGTCTTCCTTGTTAGAGGGCGTGCGAGCCCGGACGCGGCGGCGGCTCACCCGGCTCAGGGATCGTTCCCGAGCCCGGCAGGCTGGCCGTCTGCGCTACTTCTGCGGTCGTGGCCGCTGTCGTGGCGATCTGCGATGCGAAATCCGACACCGCGATGGCGTAATTCGTCGTATCCGCCAACTGCACCTGAGTGCTCGTAATCACGCCTTGCACTTGTGGGATGCTGGGGCCGTTGATGCCGCCCAAACGGTCGGCAAATGCGCCCATGAGCTTGTACCAGCGCGGGAGTATGTAGATCTTGCCGTTACGCACCTCGGCCAACGGCTCATCGATGCGGGGCAGCCAGTCCGAGACGTTGCGACGCCCGCCACCGCCCGCCCATGCAGTCGGGGATGCCGTAGTCGCGATGCCAAACTTGATCTGGCAATCGACAACAGCCATCAGAACACCGCGCCGATGGAGAACGAATTGACCGTGTGCGTGTCCGCTCCGCCATAGGCCGATTCGGTGATGCGAGAGACCACGCAGTCCGGAGCCGGCTGGCCGGTGATGTCGATAGCCAGCCCACCAGCCGTAACCGCGACCTTGAACGTGTCGGTCGTGGAGTCGCGGACGAAGTAGATCTCGCCCTCGTTCAGCCCGGTCGGGATCGTGCCGCCGTAGAAGGTGATGGTGTCGTTGTCCGCGTAACCGTGCGCCGGAGCCGTAACCGTGTCGTTCGACAGGTTGATCTGGAATTCACGCGGGGAGCCGCCGTTAGGGGCGAGGCCCTTGAAGATGGAGCCTGCCCACAGACCGACCCAGCGCACGGTGTGGGTCGCGCCTACGGTGAAGTTGGCCGGGGCCGACAGGTTGCGTACGCCAGCCGAAGCTGCGTTGAACGTGCAGGACACCCGCGCATAGCCGCCACCCGTCAACTCACCCGAACCCGTCAGCCCCGGGAAGGCGCTGTGTAGGCTCATGGTGTCGATGGTGATTGCGTCGAGCGCCTGGTTGCGTGCAGCCGTGGTCAGGCTCAATTACTGAACCCTATAGGTGAACTGGAAGAAGAACGACCGCGAGCCGGTCTGAGTCGCGTAGAAGCTGACCGTGGCGCGATCGTTCGTGGAGTCGCCGAAGACGCCGCACGACTCAACCGACGATCCCGCAAAACCGGCAGCTGTGCCGGCCAGTTCGTTCTGATTCGCCAGGTTGGAGGCAATCGGAAGACTGACGTTGATTGTCGACTGCGTACCGGCAGCCGCCGTCGTGGTCAGGTCGAACTTCCCACTCACAGTCACCGTGTTGCCAGTACGAAGGTACTGGCAGGTGAAAGGAGTGGACGTTGCCACGTTGCCGCCATTGGTCAGCGTCGGCGTGTAGGTGCCTGACGTGATGAGGGTGGTCGGAATGTCGATGGTCGGGGCACCGGCAACGCCATCGCCGTTGGTGACGGTGATGCGCCCAGACGTGCCTGCAATCGTGCGCACGGCCCACGTACCGGCACCGGTGCGCGCGGCCATGCCAGTGGTCGAAAGCGCCGCTACGGCCGTCAGATCAGCGTCTGCGTCCTGCTTGGCGCTGGTCGCCAGTCCATGCCACGCCTGCAGGTTTGCGGACAGGGTCGGCGTGAGCGTGCCGGACTCAGTAATCGGGCCGCCCGCCCAGGTGATGCCAGTAGCGTTCGCCACGGCCACGCTGTTGACCGTGCCCGCACCCAGCGTGAGGCGAGCGCCGGCCGCATTCACGTCATCCAGCAGGGTGAGCGCGTAGTCCGTAATCGGCTTCGGCTCCAGCGCACCGGTACTGCCGCGCGCCGGGAAAGTGTTCACGCCGTATGGCGAGAAGGCGTAGGTGGCGATGAGTGCCGGAGTGAGGCGAACGGTCGCACCGCCCTGCACTGCCGGGATCATCTCGACCCCTGTTAGCGTCGCTGCCGGCCCATAGGCGCTGATCTTAGCCATTCGAGACTTCCGTGTCGTAGTTGAAGCCGTACCACGCGATGCGCACGGGCTCGCTCGTCCAGAGCTTGTAGTAGCGGCGACGGGATCGACCCATGCGACGCCAGATAGCGCGGTTCGTGCGCTCGCCGATCTTTCCGAGGCGGCGCGGGTGGGCACTTCCCCATGCCACCGCGTCATCCGACCATTGCAGGTAGACCATCGGGTCTGCGCCAGGATCGGTCGGGTTGTCCGCGTCGATGATTTCGCCGCCTTCGTCGAGGATTTCATCCCCCAACTCATCCAGCAGCGCATCGAAGAAGCTGACGCGGCCACCGTTGCCCACGCCCATCTCGCCGATCAGCTCGCCACGGTTGTACGTGACCCAGCGGTTTTCGGCTTCCTGCCCGTGCCACGCACGCTCGCGGTAGATCGGGTCGCCGTCGTCGGTGAAGGTGTCCAGATCCAGCGCGAACAGGCGGCTATCGACGTAATCGCCAACCAAGTGCATACCGCCGAAGAAGCAGTGCGACTCGCCGCGATGCCGGGTCAGCTCACCCGTCGAGGTGTCCCGATAGGCGCGCTGGTGCCAAATCTGGGTGTTGATGTCGAACGCCCACGTCGCTTCGGCGAAGTTCAGGACGTAGAAGTGATGGCCGTCCTGCTGGTAGGTGTAGGCGGTCGCCTGTTCCGGGTTGGCGTAACCCTCAATCGCCTGCTCGATGGCAAACGTACTGACGCGGCGCGGGATGTAACCCTCTGCCACGTACACCACGCCCTGCCCGCTGTCGTTGCGGCCCAGCCAGAAGACACTGTTGTCCTCCTTGGCGGCCGACTTCGGGGCCAGAATGCCCTGCTCGATGTACGAGGTCCGCGTGAACGGCAGATCCGGGTCGGATGTGACCACGGCGACCTCAACAGAGGTAGCGCCGAACAGCCACAGCTCGCGGTGATCGGCCAGCGTGCGAATGATCTTGTCCGGATTGCCCTCCGCAGATGCGAAGTTCAGCGGATCGATCGTGATGCCGTTTACCGCCGCCCAGACGTACGTGCCGTCTTCCTTCGCGCCAACCAGATAGTTGTCGATGAAGGACGCGTCGCTCATCGTCGGAGCGTTCGTCACCTCCGCAAAGGCGGAAGAGGTCAGGTTGACCGAGTGCCAGCCGTTCTGGTGCGCGACGAGCAGGTGATCGACGTTCGCGACAAGCTGGCACGCGCCGTCGTCGTTCGGGAGGTTGCCCACAAAGACGGGGTTGAAGTACGTGTCGAAGCGGTACACGCCGTTGCCGTACACGGCCCACGCCTTGCCGCCCGCCGCCAACAGACCGCGGCATCGGTTCTTCGGGAACGACACCTTGCGCAGCAGGCCGGGTGTGCCAAGGAACGCTCCCTTCCCCTGCTCAACCTCGCTCGGCTCGAAATACAGGCCGATGCACGTCTGCGCAGCCAACGGCACGGAGCGGAGCGTGTACGCCCCGCCGAGGAAGTTGGAGCGCGCCATCAGCGGGCCTTCTGAGTCAACCTGGAGCCCGCCAGAACGCGGTTGCGCTCGATGTCGTTCGCCTTGTCGAGCCAGCGAATGAACATGGCCTCCCACGTTGGGAGTCGCGCGTCCTCGCCAAGGAACATCGCGGACTCAGCGAGTGCGCCGAACATGAACAGTTCGGGGTAGCGGTTGAACGTCGAGTTCAGGCCGCTGGTCTTGATGTCCAAGGGGCGCTGGTAGAAGCGGCCGCCGATAGCAGCGCCATCCGCCGCGTCCGGCCCGAAGATCAGCGTTTCGCCCGCCTGCGCGCACTGGCGCACATCGCCGCCGTGATTCCACCGCGCCTTGTCGCGCAGCTCGTTCTCGGTGACGATTTCCAGCGGCCTGTCCGGGTCGAACCAGACGATTTCCAGCGCGAGGCACCGGGCAGGCAACGCAACGGCATTGGCCGTCACCGTGCCGGTAATCGGCTGCTGCATGGTCGATGCGCGCAAGCCAGAGCGGCCCGGAACGCCTTCATAGACCCGCGACTCACCCAGCGCGATCAACAGGTCGAGGGTCTCATGCGAGAACGTCGCCGAAACGTCGTCTCCGTCGAGCATCTTCAGGACCGCAATCCTGAAGTCGGTGTAGTTGGTGAACTGCATCAGACGCGGCCCTTCCAGATGCGGAACGGGTCGTTCTGCGGGTCATTCAAAAACTGCGTAATCAACGCCTCGTCGCGCATGAACGCGCCGAACGTGATGCCACGCTTGTTGCACCAGTCGATGATTACAGCCCCATCCACGCGGGCTACGTGCTTCATGTCGCCGCCAGTGCGGTGCGTATCGCCCGCCTCGCGGCAGTAGGTGGCGAGCGTGTCGAGGTCTTCGCCTGAGACGGCATGCACAAACGCAGTGCGCTCGTCATCCAAGACGTCAATCCATGCCTTCGTCATCGCTCATCCCTGAAATAAGAAGGGGGCTGGCCGAAGCCAGCCCCCAATGCCGCATCCATGCGGCCAAGCCCCATCCTGGGGATTACGAACCCGAGACGGTGATGTCGCGGATCGCGTACAGCGGCTTCTCGTCGCGGACCACCAGGGACACTTCCGTGCGCACCTGCCAGTTGGCCGCGTCGCCGACCGTCGCGAGCTGTTCGCTCTCGAACGGTCGGAGCTGGGCAAGGGCCAGCTTGTCGGCGTCGAGGATGTACAGCGTGTCGTTCAGACCCGCCACGGCCGTGCTCATCACACGGTTCGGGACGATCTTGGTGACGCCGAAGTCGCCGCGGTAGAAGTCGAACGCGGCATTCAGCACTGCGGCCTGCTTCGAGCCGACTTCGTTGGTGCGCTGCACGTTGCCGGTGAAGGTCGAGATCTTGACCTTGTGGGCCGGCGAGCACATGACGATGGAGCCGGAGCCGCCGTTCTCGTAGCACGACTGCAGGCCGGTCTTCAGCATGGTCTCGGTCAGCGCCACGTCCGTACCGGAAACCGGCGCGGTATTCGTGGTCGGATCGGGGCTCACGCCACCGGCACCGAGCACGTCGTTGGTGATGAAGCCGTACAGACCGCGCAGGCGGCCCGCGACACCGGACGTACCGGTGACAGTCGCGCCCGAAGCGATCGCAGCCGCCTCGATGTCGCGCTTCAGCTCGATCATCTTCTTCATGCGCAGGCGCTTACCTTCCTTCGCACGGCCGTACTTCTTGACGCGCTCGGCGGTGTTCGACACCGAAACGGTGTCCTGGAAGATCTGCGTGCGGTTGTTCAGCAGGCCCGGCTGGGTCTGCGCGGCGTAGGTCGCGTCCGCGCCTTCAATGGCCGCCCGAGTCGGGTCCGGGGCGCGATAGCTGTCGCGCTGCCACTCGAAGTACACGTTGTCGATGTCCGTGCGCTCGATCATCGAGACCAGCGGAGCATCGTCCGGGTTGAAGTTGAAGATCTGGTCGAGGACGTCTTCCTTGACCTTTACGACGCTCGGGGTAATCAGGGTGTTGGTAGGCATTTCCGTATGTCCTTGGCGATCTCAATCCATGAGATCGGCGAGAGTGTTGATCGACGGCTTGGACTTGAAGCGCTTCAGCGCCTCGCCATGCCGTGCGTCTGCTCGGTTGGGGGTGTGAGACTGCGAAGGCTTCTGAACCTTCTTCAGCTCGGTCTTGGGCTTGAGCTTGGCCTTCTCGGCCTGCAGCGCATCGAACGCCTTGGCCTTGTGCGCCAGGAGCCACAGCCCCTTCTGCACGAAGAACTCGGGGGAGATCTGCGCGGACAACCCGGCACTGCCGATGTAGTCGCCCAGCTCCTTGAGCATCGTGTCGTTCCAGCCCGGCAGGGTGTCTCGCAATGCCTTGTCGGTCGCCGCGGCTTCTTCGTTGATCCGCGCTTGGCGTTTCCGCTGCGCTTCCTGACGAACTGCCTCGACGGCCGCCACGGCCTCCTTCAACTGGCCCTTGCGGTCTTCGTACTGCTGTTTGTGTGCGAGGTAGACGCCAGCGTTCTCCGAGGCCCATTCGATGGGCGGCGGATTGCCAACCTGCGTCTCCATGAACTGCACGAACGCCTGCAGGCGGTCTTCCGTCTGCTCCAGCGCCGTCATGTTCTGCTGCCAAACCTCGGCAGCGGCGGTGTGCGCCTGCTCGACGGCCTTTCGGTCCTCGGCCAGCGCCATCGTCTTTTGCGAGTAGTCGAAGCCCTTCTGGGCCAGCTCGACCACCTCGGACTGCTTCAGGCTTACTTCCTTGCCGTCGTGCTTCAGCGTGACGGTGGCTTCTTCCTGCTGCTCTTCCTCGGGATCTGCACCCTCTTCGGACTCTTCCACCTCTTCGGACTCGCCGGATTCCTCGCTATCCAGTTCGTCCGGCGCGCCCTCTTCTTCCAGCTCCGGGCTCTCATCCATCTGATCGGCCAGGTCCGAAAGCGACAGCGCGCCTTCGCCCGGCTGTGTTTCCACGTCACCGAACATTGGTACTTCCTTGTTGTGTTTCACCGCATCCGTGCGGCCTTGCTTACAGCGGGTGGATCACTCCATCCGATGTTTGTGCCGAGGCGAACTCCCCGGCTACAACCTTGGCGTTGCCATACACGCCGCCCCACAGCTCCGGGGCATCCCCATGCGGCCACGTCACGCGGCACACGGGGTTATCGGGCCGGTCTAGCGCCCTGAGATCTTCCGCAACGTCGCGCCAAACTTTTCGGCCCGGCTGCGCTCCAGTTCCAACTGCTTCTGCGCCAGAAGCCCGGTGTTCATCGTGTCCGTCAGGATCGACTCGACCCGCTTGGTCGCCTGATCCAGCGTCCACAGCCAGTCCCGCACCCTTTCGTCCTTTTCTGCTCGCCATTTCGAGACAATCTCCGCTCTCATCTGGTCGAACGCTTCGCGAAAGACCGGGTTTTCGAGGACTTCGGCAGCCAATCGACCGCGCTCAAGCTCTTGTGACGTACTCACGCCGGAATCTGCTCCTGTGCGCCGTCGGGCGGGGCGATCTGCTGCAGCAGGTACTGCACGGCCTGTGTGAGCTGCGCCACCTGATCCTGCAGTTGGGCCACCTTGGCGTCTTCATCGTCCCCGCGGGCCATTTCCTGTGCCGTCTTGGCCGTCTGCACCTGCTGGCTATCCCGCTTCAGGTCAAGCTCGGCCGCCGCCTTCATGCCGTTCTGCGCGATCTCCTGGTCCTTCCGGTCCAGCTCGCGCGCCTTCAGCTCCAACTCGGCCATCTTCGTGGTCTGGTCGGTCTTCAGGCCGTCGTTCTCCTGCGACAGGCGCTGCAGCTCTTCCTGCATCTTCTGCACGGACTGCATGACCTGCTGCTTCTCTTCCTGATAAGCCTGCGGAGTCGGCGGCATGCCGGTCGGCTGCGGGCTAACGAAGCGCTCCGGGTTGCTGAACTCGTTCGCCTCGACGTACAAGCGCACCGTCTCGGCGATGTTCTCCGGCGTGATGACGCCGAACTGAGCCGCCTGTAGCTGCGTCTGGAGCAGGCCGATGATGCGCTGGGCCTGCTGCTCCTTGGAGCCGGTGCCGAGGCCAACGTTGATCTTCACGTTGAACTGGTCGCGCCATTCGGACGGGTTCAGCGCCACCCACTGCCCGCCCGCCACCTGCATCTGCTCTTCACGGTCCTGATGGCGCACCGCCAGCTTCAGCATCTTGGCGAACAGCTGCTTCATGCCCACCGCGAAGAAGCGCGCCATCAGCTCCATGCGCATGTCGGACTTCTGCGTGATGATCGAGACGCCCGTCGCCGTCTTGTTCAGCGAATCGGCGTCCGTGCCCTGCGAATACTTGGTGAAGCCCGTGCGCGTCGCGCGCCAGTCCTCAAGCCACTCGTTGAACTGGTAGGCCGGCGCGCTCAGGTTCGGCTGCACAAGCGGCTGGATAGCGGTATTGGCCGGGCCGCGGCCACGGATCGCACCGCCCGGACGGTTCTCCAGCCAGTCCGCCATGTTCACTTCGGCGTCCAGGTTGATGTAGGTCCGCTGGTTAACGGTCAACATCAGGTTGTCTTGGATGCCGCGCACCGTGTTGGTGCGTAGCTTCTGCGGGCCGATGGCGAAATCAGCCGGGCAGTCTCCGAAGAACGCGTGCGGACGCGGGATTGGGCAGATCCACACGAACGGGTGGCCGTCCACCTGCTCGATCGCCGCCTTGTCATCATCGACGTAGCGGGCCAGCGTGTCTTCGATGAGGCAGATCTTCAGCCATTCGGCCGTGCCGTCGCCGTCACGGTCCAACTGCATGTAGACCTCGGCGCAGTTGTAGAGCGAATGGCTCTCCGTGGGCTCGGCATAGGCATCCGAGTCCATCGACTGGCCCAGCATCTCCAGCGTCTCTTCGCTGTCGGCCGGTTCGCCACTGCCACGCGGCAGGTCGGACAGGTCGTACCCGTCCTGCTCAAGCTCGAACTTGCGGCGGCGGAACACATGGCCAATCAGCGCCGGATCGCCACCCCAGCGGGCGTTCGGATCGACGCGCACTGCATCAGGCGGGCACACCTCGGCCTTGATGCAAGTGCGGCGGTCTTCCTTGGTGACGGTGAAGATCAGGCCGCCCGTCTCGTCAACCTCGGGCTCACCGTCCAACTGCCAGCCCTCTTGGGCCAGCATGACCAACTGCTCTTCGGTCTGCCCCTCGAACGTCTGCCGAGCGTCGTCCGACTCTTCCTCAGCCCACACCTTCACGAACCCGACCTTCTGCAGCAGTGCGTCCTTGAACCAGTCGTAGACGATGCTCACGCCATCGTTGCGCGTGTAGAACAGGTGGTTGATGTAGGCCGTCGCCAGCTTGGCAATCGGCTCCGCACCGGGGCGCTTGGCCTCGAACTCGACCGCATCGTCCGATGCCACGAACATGCGCATCAACTGCGGGAGCATGCCCTCGATGGTGTCGGCCACATCCGTGGCAACGAAATCGGAGCGGTCCTCGATCTCGGGCGGCGCAAGCTCCCCCGTGGCCTCGGCGTTGTAATACTCAAGATTGCGCAGGCGCGCCTGGCTGACTTCCGTGCCTGGGCCGCCCAGCGACGATTGCAGCGCCTGAACCGCGATAGCGCCGACTTCCTCGTCGGTCATCTTCTCGCGCTTCGTCTTGGCGGCTTCCTTGCCGTATGCCATTAGCGGGTCAGTCTCTTGTAGTTGATAGGCGCGTCGCTCGCCGCAACGGGCCTGCTGACGTAGTCCGAGGCCATCTCGCCGAATGCATCCGATGCGTGGCTCGACCAGTCGTGGTCAGGCCCAAGGCCAATGCCTCGAACCTCGTCCTTCTTCTCGTGATACCAGCCGAGCGCCTCGCGACCGCCTTCGGTCGTGGCCTCGTTGAACCAGATCTGCGGGAACACGCGGCGCACAGCCTCGATGCGGGCATTCGCAGCACCTGCTCCCATGTTCTCTCGCGACCGCACTTGGAACCCCGCGTCCCTGAAGGCGCTCTCGTAAGTCACGCGGTACACGCGGTCGTGGTTGATGCCGTCGTGCGGCAGGATGATCTCGGCCCGCTCATAGCCCTTAGAGCGCAACCAGTGCGTGTGCTCGCCGATCTCTTGTCCCACGGCCTCGTAGTAGTCCAGCACGCGAATCTGCTGGCCCACGAACTGGACCATCCAAAACACGAAGGCGTCAGACCGGCGAGACGTGCCGCCGATGTCCGCATACGCCTTGATCGGCAGCAGCGGATCGCGCGCAACGACACCAATTCGCCCTTGAGCCCGCGCCTCGGCCAATTGCTTGGCGAAGTACGCGCCCTCCGAGACGGTGATGTAGCCACCCTCCCAAATGTGCTCGTACTGGTCCGGCTGCATACGCAGACAGTCCAGTCGTTCCTGCTCAAGCTCGGCCGTGAACCACGGGTTGTCGCGCCAGTTCGCCTTAACAACCGCCGCGCCTGTGGGGATTTCGACTCCGCGCAGCATCACATCGACCGGATCAGTCTTGCGGCGCGCGTTCCAGCTAAACCACAGTTCCGAGCCCGGGGCGCGAATGGTCGGCCGCAACAGGTTCAGCGAGTGATTGGAGGCCGTCTGCGCCTCTTCCCACCACGCCCGCTTGAACCCCTCCAGAGACTTCACAGACTCGGCCGTGAAGTCCTGCATGCCCTTGAAGATCATCAGCCCGTCGCCGGGCGTTTGAATCACATCGCGGAACACCTTGAAGCCGTGCCGCTCACCAAGCCCGAAGTCGCGCAGCTTGGCCTCGATAAGCGCCTTGCTGGACTGCGCCAGATCCTTCTGCACCTCTCGAATGCAGGCGGCTCGCAACCCCTCGCCATGCTCCCCAGGCTCAGCCAGCGCGTCCTCGATCAGCTTGCCAGCGAAGAAGTGGGACTTGCCCGACCCTCGCCCGCCCCATGCACCCTTGTAGCGCGCAGGCGCGATCAGCGGCTCGTACACGGCAGCCGTTGGAATGCTCAGAACCGCCATCAGGCAGGCTTGACAATCGTTCGCTCGACCTTGTTCACGACCTCGGCCGTGATGGTCTGCTCGGTCTTGTCCGACCACCCCTGATTCTTCAGCCAGAAGATCGTGCCGGCCGCGTTAGGCCCAGCAAGGCGCTGCTCCCAGTAATCCTCAAGCGTAGCCCTGACGGCTTTTACGGCGTCAGAAAACTCCGGCTTCTCGCCATAGCGAAGAAGCGTTTCCCGGGTCATCCCAAGCGCCAGCGCCAACCCATTGACCGTATACGGCCGTTCCTTGGCCTCGCAGGTGGCGAAGTAGGTGTTAGCTACTTCCTCAAACTGCTCCGGGGTCTCGAAGATCGGCGGCCTTGCCATCAGTCAGTCCTTCGGGCTGCTCTGCGGCTTGGCCCTCAATAGTCGGGCCATCCTTGGCCCCCGCGTCCTTGCGGAAAATCGAATCGAAGTTGCTTGCGAACGTGTCCGCGCTCACCGAGAAGGGGCGCGGCTTGCTGCCTTTGCCGCTCAATTCACCGTCCTCCCTTCCGGAGTGTCATGCGCATCCACCACCTTGCGGCACATAGGCAGCACGTCCTCACTGTTCTGGCAGTGCACGAAGAGCGTGTCGCCGTCCCAGCGCAGGATCACGCAGAGCTGCTTGTGGTCGCGGCACTGCTTCAGTAGATCGATTGCCTGGTCGTACAGGTCGGGGGCGTAGTCACTCATGCTGGGCGTCGATCTTGGCGGCGCAGCGGGTGTATTCGTCGATGAACCACGCCAACAGTTCCTTGATGACGCTATCCACCTGAGAATCGACGTCCTCAGGGATTGGCGGACACTTCTCGGGAGGCGTTGGCCTTGCGTATTGCGTCGCGCAGCCCGTCAACAACAGGCTGAGGCAGCACGCAGCCGCTAGGGTTCTCACGTACGACTTCACGGATCACCCCCTGCGACCTCGGCAGCTTGTCCAGCGTCTTCTGCAGCTTCTCGGCGCGGGCCTTGTCGGCTTCCTGCGCCTTCAGCACTTCGCTCAGCCGTTCGGCCGTTGCCTTCTGGGCAGCATTCGCCTTGCCGAGGCGGCCAGCTAACGCGCCCGAATACCAGCCCAATGCAAACGCGGCAATTAAGAGGATCAACGCACCAGCCGCTTTCCAGCTCATCAGACACCGGCCGCCTTCCACTGTTTCTCGGTGAACTTGATCGGGAACGCCACCACGACTGTGAAGACTGAGCCCGAACGGTAATCGACCCACGTACGCGCCCCAGACAGCACGGCAACGATCCGGCCGCCGTCATCAAACAGGGCCGAGCCGCTATCGCCGCCGAATCCTGGCGACACGAACCACACCTCGTCCCCACGCACGCGGGCCACGTAGCCCTCGCGGTAGACATCAGCCTCGCCACCGGGCGTGCCGATCAGTCGAACCCGCTGCGTCTGCACAGGCTTGCGGCCCATGCGCGCCCACGTACGAAACGTCTTGTCCACCACCACTAGCGAGTGGTCCGCGCCGTCGTCTACGTGGCTGGAAGCCTTCACCGGCTCCCCGTTGACCTTGACCAGCGCGCCACCTCCAAGGCAGTGCGTCGCCGTCAGGATCGTGTGCTTGCCTACCGCCGTGCCGCTGCACCACGTCCGCTCGAACTCAAGCGACAGGGTGTAGTTCTCGATGTCCCAGTCTTTCGGGAAGGATGCGCCGCCGCCGCAGCCTCCGATCAGAAAGGCCAGCGTCAGCAGCAACCACTTCACATCAGACCCCTTTGTAATCCCTTTCGTCCCAGCCGCAGGGGAACTGCATTTGGTCTCGCGCCAAGAACTCTCGGAAGTACTTGTCACCCACCTCGCCGGAGGGGCCGAAGTCGGCGCGCGTCACTGGCCGGCGGATTTCAGCAGCGGTGGTAGCTTGGCCAGAAGTGAACTTGCTTGGGTCGCCGTGCATAAGCTGGCGGTGTGCGAAGGTCATGGCAAACCCACCCTCAGCAGCGACCTGCGCCAGCCGAGCGTTCCATTCCTGCCCGGGCATCACATCGCCCCGAACATCACGCCGATGAGGCCGGCCCAGCTATCCGCCGTCCACACGCCCAGCGCCACGAGCGCAGCGCCGCACACGGCAATCAGCGCAATCACCTTGGCCTTGGTCTTGTCCATCACTTGTTCCTCGTAGCGCTACGCAGCAGCCACATCAGGAGGCCGGCCACTCCGGCGCATATCGTTATGACGCCAGCGACGAAGCCGATTAGGAGTTGGGTGGTCACAGCCCGCTCTCGCACATGCGGCGCTCATCGGCGCGACGCAAGACAAGGCCCTTGAAGACCCTGCCCTTCGAATACTTCCACTTGCTCAGCTCGGCACACGCGGCCTGCCAGTTGCTCGCCAGCGCGTAGCCCTGCAACGTTGAGCCGCACACGACCTTCGGGCCGATGTTGAACGCGGCCGACGTCAGAGCACTTTCGACGCCCTGCGGCATATCACCCGGAATGCAGCGCCGCACGATGGCGTTGGCCTCGTGCATGTCCTGCTCTAGCCACGCCTCGCACTGGGCGCGCGTGTAGCGCTGCCCCATCTTCACGTCGGGGCCTGTATGGCCCCAGCAGGCTGTCGGAATGCCAACCGGATCGAGATAGGCGTCGTACTTCAGCCCCTCGTATCTCTGGATTAGCGGAGCGGCCAGCGCAAGCACGGCAGCCAATCCAGCGCCGCCTACGATGACCTTGCCCTTGCTCACTTCTTCTTAGCCTCGCGCCACCACTTCCACAGCAAATAGCCGAGCTGGGCGACCACGTAGACCGTAGTCGTGAAGTACATCCACTCTTGGACGCCCCAGCCAGCGACACTCGCGCCAACCACCGCAATCGGTGGCGCAGACTTGATCGTCGCGGCCCCTACGGCCTCGCTTAGTTCGTTGCGCACTGCTTCTCCCCTGTGACGCAGTGCGTCTGTGTGTGGCCAACGGGGCAGGAATCGAACCTGCAACCGGCGGCTTTGGAGGCCGCTGCTCTGCCTGATTGAGCTACCCGAAGGTTGTTTGGAGCGGGCCAGGAGAGTCGAACTCCGCGGTCGTCAGCTTGGAAGGCTGCTGCGCGCCCCTTGCGCTAGTTGACCCGCTTGCTTGGCAGGGCCTGTAGGAATCGAACCTACGCATGGCGAGTTCAAAGCACGCCGCCTTACCACTTGGCTAAGGCCCATCAGTCTCACTTCTTGCGACGCTTCGCCTTGGCCTTCTTCGGCTCAAGCGCGAACGTCTCGACCGGCTCGCTGGTAGCAGCATCGAACTTCGCCGCCACCCGAACCGCGTCCGCAGGGGACTTGCCGCACTCCATAGCCGCTACAGCCAAGGTGCCGCCACTGCCCACCGCGATGAACTCGTCGTGGAAGGGCATCAGCTCCAGGTCGTCGTCCAGAAGGAAGATCGACCCGTCGCCCTTCACGATCAGGCATTCGAATTCGGCGTCATCGTCGAACTCGGGCTTGTCGTCGGGCGGAAATCCCTTCTCGGCCCAGCGCTGAACCTTCACGATCTGCGCCCAGTTGCCGCTGGACCCCATCAGGCCCCCACAGGGAAGGCGCAGCACCTTGTGGCCGCGCAGCTTCCGGTTGCCGGACGTGACCTGCGTGTCCGAGGCCATTTCGCCGTAGCGGGAGTCCCACGCGATCGTGGTCATTCCGGCTCGTACCCCAGCGCCAGCATCTTGGCCGGATGCAGCAGCAGTTCAGCGACGCAGATCATCTGCAGATCGTCCTCGCCGCGGACCACACACTCCGGAATGGTGCCAGCGCCCTTGTCCACCGCCACCAAGACGTTCTCGAACTCTCCCGCCTTGGCGCGAGTCAGGAACGACTCGAAAATTTCGATGATCTCCGGATCAGGCTCGGGCTTGCCGCCGCCCTCAACAACTGTGAGTGTGGGGCGGGTCATGGCGGTCCTTGAAAGGAGCCCTGCGCGCTTTCGCGGCTCCTGCGGTGTTCGGGGCCCGCTTAGTTGCGCAGCGCCGTTTCAGTCCCGAGGCAGGGCAAAACTTGACGTTCTTTCTATGAGTATGACGTTTTTCGGGTGGTGCTCAGTTCCCGTTTCGGAGCTGGTCACGCACGCGCGCTTCGGACATGCCCATCGAGAACACCATGAAGGCGACCGCCTCGGCGCGAAGGTCAAGGAACGTCTCCTTACGGCACGCAACCATCATCGCCGACAGGTCGGCGGTCATGCATTCACCATAGACAATCCGCTCAAACGCGTCGTAAACAGCAGACTCGATCTGCAGGCGGCTGAGGCGCTTCTGGCGCACCCAGCGCAGATTGCACACGTAGTCCGACACGACTGGGCCGACCCTGGGAAGCTCGGCATCCGTCTGGCGATTTACCGCCCACAGCACTTCCGGCCCGATCTGCTGCCACGGCTGCAGACGATCACGCGGCACGTCTTCGGTCCAGCCGCGCGAGAACGAGAGCGCCCCCAGGAGGTCGGCATTGTCGTCGCAGCTCGAAATCAGCTCGGCGATGGTGACGTGATTGTCGTTGGAGTACGGATCGCGCGCCTGCGGACCATCCCCTTCCATAGGCTTAGCGACCATCGCGATACCCCAACAGCGTGAACTCACTCGCGTCCCTGTCAGCGTCCACAGCCACCGCATGAAGTTGACGAGCCAGCGCAGCCGCACCTCCCGCGTCTGTCTCACCGACTGAGAACCATTCGCCGCGACGCTTGTTGGGATCGAGGTGGCGGTGCAGTTCTTGCTCGACACGGAACGCCGACTTCGCGACGGGCAGCCTTGAGACGTACACCCAGAGGCAATCCAACGGGTTACCGGTCGCCATGCCATATAGACGCTTCTCCGGATGTCGGGTCATCCCGATCTTCACGAAGTTGGCGACCCCACCAAGCCCATAGAAGGCCAAGTAGCAGTACGCCGGGCCGTTGTGTAGCTCGGCAATTCGCTTTGCGGCTACGCGAGCAGTCGCCAGGTTGGCGCGAGCTCCCTTGACTGCCGCCTCCACGAGCCGGTCGTGGTCGCCCTCCGGGTAATGCATGTACAAGCGATCAACTAGACGCTCGGCGAATCCCCGCTGATTGCTGTCGAGATCCTCCAGGCGAGGCAGGTCTGTGTACACAGCCTCGAACACCTCTGGGTAAACGTGCCCCCTCATGCCTGCACCCCGCCCTTCCTCTCCGCCCGCAGCGCGTTGTAGCTGTAGGCTCCGAATGCGATGCACCACGTAAAGTTGAACAGTGCGAGCCAGTACGGCTGCTGCACGTAGACCCACGCCCAACCGATGGCGCTTACGGATTGGAGGGCGACGCAGAAGCGGTGAACCCAGCGCATGAAGTGGGTCATGCCGCCTGCCTCAGAGCCGCACTACCCGGCTCGCTCTTGGTCGAGCTCATGAACGTGCCGCAGTCCTTGCACTGCCAGCGCTGGTACTTCCGCGTCTTGCTGGTGCCGTAGCCGCGACGAATCAGGTTCTCGCTCTGGCACATCGGGTTGACGCAGCACAGGCCGCCCTCGACCGATGCATTCGGCAGGCCGAGCACCCACCCCTTCGCGTTAAGCCGGTCGAACACGGCTTCCGTGAGCTTGGTGTCGTTGATGTTGTAGCGGCGCATCTTGGCGTACGCCTTCGGGCACTGGTCGAGCACGTCGTTCCACAGGTCGAAGCCGCCCGTGCGGACCTTGGCGCCAATACCAAGCCACCGAGCCACGAAGTCCAGTTTGTAGGACGGCAGGTAGACCTGCTTCTTGACCGACTTCATCAGGTCCACTTTCGCGAACGGAGACGGCCGGCTCAGTCCGTGCTTCAGGAACTGCGCCTGAATCCAACGGATGTCGAACTTGTCGCTGTTCCAACCCGCCACAGCGTCCGCCTCATCGAACAGACGGAACAGGCTGCGGGCCATTGCTTTCTCTCCATCCTCCCACAGCGAGTGGAAACGGACGCTGCGCTCGTCGTGGAACTTGGCAGCGAAGCACAGGAGGCCACCAGGATCGCGGATCTGGTTGATGCCGATGTTCTGCGCCCATAGCCCCCAGTGACGGGACTCGATTGGCCGCGTTTCCACGTCAATCGTCAGGAGGCGCATCAGTCCGTGCCCCCGGCCGTAATCGCCTCACCCGCCGTAAGCCCCATCGGCTCGTCCGAGTCGCGCTCCGCGTAGGGCGGGACGTGGGCGTGGATGGCGGCAATGGGGTCGGCGTAGACGGCGGCAGCGAACGCAGTTAGACGTTGTTCGACGGCCGGCGCCTGCGCCTTCAGGTACTCGTGCAGATACCCGCTGATGTTGAACAGCAGGGCGCACAGCGTGTCCTCGATGCCAGCCTCAGTGTCGAGGCCGCGATGTTCCTTCCACCAATCGAAGAAGTGCCGCCACCCCGACTTCATGTACACCGGCAGCGGGATTCCCTTCTGCCAGTTGTCCGAGTCGCGGAGCGTGCCGTCCGCCTGCTCTCGATGCTTGTGCATGTACTGGGCGTAGCGCTCAAGTACCAACGGGCTAAGGAACCCCTCGAAATCGAGCTTGCCGGCGTCGAGGTTGCGGGTCGCGCCGCTGTCGAACGTTCGTACCTGTGCGTTCACTGTGCATCAACCCACTTAGGATTGATGCCAGTTAAGCCGCTTCCTTGTCCACAAATAAGTCCGGGTTTTGGGACAGCGCTCGATGCACTTGTGACTTGCTCGTCCGCACTTCGCGCGCGATCTTGCGAATGCTCATGCCGCCGCGACGAAGCTCAAGGATCTTCGCGGCTTGGTCCGCATCAGGCGTTTCGCGCTGCGGAATGTAGACGCGATCTCCGCCGTGGTTGCGCAGCGCCTGCAAGTAGGCAGAGAATTCAACGTATGTTGGCTCTCTGCCCAGCGCGCTACTCAAAGCGATCTTCAGAATGGCCCTGCTCACGCCCGAGGGGACTTTGTTATGTCAGATGACATAGAGGCAATTCCTTTCCTCCAAGCGCAGATCCATGCCGTAACGGCGCTTGCGCTGGGGATAGCGCGAACCCTCCCTCCGCAGCAACGCGAGGAGTTGGCAATGCACATGGAACTGGTACTGGCGGACCTTATTGCCCACTCCCAATTGGTCCGGCTTTCGGGTCAACTTGACCCGGGCACTTATCCTGACCTGCTGGCAGACTCTTTCCAGCTGTTAGTGAGGAAAGTTCGCGATAGTAGTTGACGCGAGCAGAATCCAACTTCGGCGCCTTGTTCGGGATCATCCATGCGCGAATGAGCGCACCCAGCGATATCTTCATGCAGCCTCCAGTTGTCGGAACGCGATGAAACGATACGGGCGATGATCCTCACCTCCGAGGAACTGGAGCGAGGCCTGGTCAAACCACAGCCCGTACGTCGGCTCACACTCTCCGTTTCGCTGCTTGTCGAAGAGAAGGAGCGCGTCTGGCTTCGCCGCGATTTCCTGGTCCGGCTCCAAGCCCTTCATCCGGGCGGCCTTCAGCGACTTCTCCTTGGGCTTGTTGCGCCACCACACGGCACACGTGTCCACCATGTCCGTAATGCCGCCCGAGCCTTTTGCATCGAGCTTTCCGCCAGGCTTGTCCTCGCTCTCGCCCTTCCGCATGTGGTGCACTAGAGCAACGTGCACGCCGTACGCCTTCGCAAAATCGGTCAGGCGATCGACAAAGTTCTTCTGGCCGTTGTAGTCGTCCTCCGCGAACCCGCACTTAGCCAGGTTGTCGATCAGGAAGAAGTACACGCCATAGCGACGTGCGGCGTAGGCGAAGACCTCTAGGATCTGGTCGGCTTTCGCCGTACCAGTGGCGTCGAACACCCACAGCTTGTCGTGGAACCAGGCCGCGACGTGGCGAATGTAAGCCGGCGCGGGCTGCTCCGTCGCCGTTGCTTGACGCACCATGCGCTTCAACCAGTTCACCGGCTTGAATTCCATCGAAGCAACGCAGCAGTTGAACTCCCGCACAAGCGCACCGAGCGTGACCTGCCCCATCCCCTGCGATTTGCCGTGTCCATTGACGCCCAGCCACAGCGACACCTCGCCGGCGCGGAGAATCACGTCGTTACCGCACTTGTCCCAAGGCAGGCGGATGCCCCGCTCCTGTCCAGGCTTGTCCGCGAAAGCTGAGATCAACTCTTCACCGAACTCAGACGCCTGGCGCAAAGCCTCCGGGTCCATCGTCTTTGCGTGTCGCACGAGCTCGGCGAGCTCGCCCGTCTTCATACCGGCGAGCAGACAAGCATTGATGTCCTTGTGGGGTAGCTCAAGCACGTAGCAGCGCTCGCGCCCAAGGCGCTTCACGATTTCGGCAGTCGCCTCCTGACCCGGTCCGTCCGTATCGAGGGCCAGGTAAATCCGGTCGAACGGTGCGAGGCGGTCGTACTCTGCAGCAATCCACTTCGCCTGCTTATCGCCAGTGCCGCCGCCAAACGGAACCGACAGCGCCGGCTGACCCAACGTGTGCGCAGCAACCGCATCCAACTCCCCCTCAACGATCAGGACGGAGCGCGCGGCTGCCGGAATCGCCTGCCAACCGAACAGCACCGGTTCGCAGTTCGCATCCACTCGGAACGTCTTGTCCGGGACGCGGCGGTACTTGGCCGCAACCAGCTCTCCATCCACCAGCGACGGGAACACCACATCCACACCCTTGCTGGCGAGGCGGTAGGCGCGCACGGAGTCGGCAGACAGGCCGCGCTCATCGGTCAACCACAGCAGGTGCGAATGGTTCAGCCCTTTCACACCATCGCGGTTCGGACGGCTGTACGACGGCTTCGGATTGTCCACGCGCGCATCGCGAACACCCAGGTAGTCGCGCACCTGATTGCAGGCCTCGCCAATGCCGACACCGCGCACAGCGGCCCACAGGTCCAGCAGATCGCCACCCTCGCCCGTGGCGAAGTCGCAGAACACGCCGGCCTTCTGGCCCGTCAGGTGGACGCCCAGCGACTTGCCGGCCTCACCGTCGAGAGAGCCAGCGCGCCATTCCGCACCTTCGCGCTTCCCGTTCGGCAGCAGTATTTTTGCAACGCCTTCAGCGTCACGGGCAAGCATCGCGGCGAGCTCGGCAGCCTTCATTCCGCAATCTCCCAAGCCTCGACCGACCGTGAGCCGGGACCATCGGATGTGATCTCGTCCTCCCAGCGCCGTTGGGCGAGGTAGGTGGAGCCATGCGGGATGTACGCTCCGCCATCACGCAGCCAGTCACGATCGCGTGCGTGTCTCGCCGTCACGTCAGTGATCAACGCCTCCACTTCGCTGTCGAGCTGGAGCTTCACCCAGGCCTTGAAAGCCACGGCCTTGCCCTTGCGATTGGGGTAAGCCGCCCAGAAGCGCTCGAAGGTTTCCGTGTACGCGACTCGCGACCGACCACTTCGCGCAGCTTGCTGCGCAATAGCTCTTGCTTTTGGAGACGGAGACGGAGACGGAGACGGAGACGGATATGGAGCATTGCTACAGCCGTTCCCTAGCATTGCTGGCAGCAGGCTGTCTGCATTGCTATTAGCATTGCTAGCAGCATCGATTTTGCTGCTGTCTGCATTCCTCCGAGCAGCCCATTCAGGCACTTGGCGATCTGCCTCAGCTTCGCCGTGATGACGCTTGATGGAGTTCCACTTGCCCCTTGCCGCACGAAGCGAGCTGCCTGACGCCCACGGCTGATGCTCCGCCCAGTCATGGATTTGGCGAGCGCCCTCCTCTCCCTCCAGGAAGCCAATTTCCGCGAGAATCGCGATGAATGCCCCTTGGCCGGGCGGGTAGTTCACAGCAAGTTCGAGGTCTTCGTCGGTGAGACCGGACAAGTCGCCGTCCGGCCTGTTCGCCGCTGCCCATGCAAAGAGATGAGGCAAGTGAGCGCAGCCGCACCAACTTAGTCGTCGCAGCAGCCGCTTGTATTTTGGGTGCGCGAACAACTCGGTATTGATGCGAATGTCGGTCTTCACGGGACTGCAGGTTCCTAGGCAGCTTTGCGCGGAGGGTCGAAACGCGAGAGGGCCAGGTCAGCGAACTGTTCCAAGTGCTCGGTCGTGACCCAGGTCTTGCCCGCCGTCTGGCGTACCCAGTCCAAGGCGTCGAGAGGGCTTCGGCAGTAGAAGTCGTACTCGAAGCCGCCGTGGACGCGGTCGGCGAAGACAAAGCCGATGGCGTATCCGTTGACTGCGGATGGCTCCTCGTTGACCCGAACCAATGGGCGGTCTCTGCGGAGTCGCAGTTCGCGCATGACCTTGTCCATGACATCGGAGACGTGCTGCGTGCCGACGTCTCCATCGTTTGCGGGATCGCGCGGCGGGGCGGTCTTTGGTCTGAGCGCGCGAAGAACTGGCGGCGCGATCGGACGGGCTGGCGGGGCGGTGACGACGGCCTCTGCCGGGACTGAGCGGCTGAGGATTCGTCGGAGGGCTTTTACGAGATGGGGAATCACAAACATGATCGGTTGCCTCTAGATGGCGATTTGAGGGGCGTCCTTTACTGCCTCCTTCAACCGGCGTGCCCCTTTGCGTGCCGGTGCTGCCCTACCCTTGCTACTACTGCGGGTCAGGTTCCCTCGACCATTTGACGGATTGCCGACCGCGCAATCCCGCCATTTGCATCTCAGGTATCCCCGAGCAATGCGCTCCGGCCCATTCGGGCCTGGATCGTTTCGAGCGCCTTCACCGCGGTGATGAACTCCCGCTTCAACTGGGCGGCTTCGTCTTCAGGTGCGATCGGCTGCGGATCGGCATAGCCCGAGTCCCGCGCTTCGTAGGCGGCAAGGATGTGCACCCCCACCTTGCGGGCCTCGCGTCGAATCAGACGCAATTCACCGAGGTCGAGCTTTTCGCGCTTGTCCTGATTCAGGCAGGCGGCGAGCTTCCGGCCAGCGTCATCTGCAGCTACCGCGGGCCAGAGCATTGAGCCCACCTTCTTGAAGCCACCGAGCGCCTGGACCGTGTCCCGGATAGCGTCTTCGTAGGTGTCGTAGAACAGCGGAATTTGCATCTTTCCCTCTCGTTCCCCCGCCGTGGGACGGCGTGGGACAGCCTTGTGCGGCTACAAAAAAAAGCCGTCAGCCATGAGCAACGACCGTGTCACACGAACTTGCCGAGACCCTTGAGGCATCGCCTCGACATCTGAAGCCGCACCGCGAATTGCGCGATCGACAAGGACCGCACCCAAGGCCGAGGAAGCGTCCACGTAGATCTCACCTGCCACGACCGCGCCCTCCAGCGACATCGGCCGCTTTAGTTGTCTACGTAGAGCTGCACTTGATATGCGAGTACCGCGCCGTCGCCCCCGCGCACCCAAGTCAGATCGGGGCGGAGCTCCTCGCACCGGACCCCGGTCTCGCCCTCAATGCGGGGGCAATGCTTCGGCGGAACTGGCTTCCCGGCCCTAATCCACTGGTTAAGCGCCTGAGCAGTGATGCCCAGCGCCTCCGCCAGTCCCTTCTGCTTGCCGCCGCTTGCGGCGATTGCGCGAGATAAAGCATCCATGAAGCGAATTAAAGCATCCCTTGATTCGTCGATCAAGCATTTTTTGTTGACAGACCTTCATATTGCGGACAATCATCAACTTATGCTTGATATCTCAACCGACAACGCAGCTGTGGCCGAGCGGCTAAAGAAGGCCATTGCCGACCTCCCTTATTCGAAGAGCGAGGTCGCAGATCGGCTTGGCGTGAGCCCACAAGCCGTTACCGGGTGGGAATCCACGGGTCGGATTGGCAAGAAATCCTTGGCAGGACTTGCCTTGATGTCAGGCCGGTCGGTCCACTACTTCTTGACCGGCGAGCAGGAGCCGCCCCAGGGGGACTGGGGGGCAATCTTGGGCAGGCTTCCGGGCAATTTAGCTGTAATCCGCGAGGAGAGCTCCACCATGCTCCCCAGGCTCAACCCCGGAGACTCAGCGCTTTACGATCCGGAGGATCGCATACCGGAGGATGGCCGTCTGTTTGTGGTCGTGGCAGCGGGACTCGGGAACGAAAGCCCGACGGTGAAACGCTGCGTCGAACTCGGAGGCGACACATTCTTCGATGCCCTCAACCCCGCATCGGACCCTGCTTGGTCGAAGCCGCGGAAGATGGAAGACTCGCATCACCCCATCACCATTCTTGGCCGGGTCCGGTGGATCGGGAGCTGGGAGGGCTGAATCAAGCATTGCTTGACAGCCGAGATAAAGCGATGCTTTACTGATCCCGCCGCCCATTCCGGGCGGGGAGGATCAATCCCATGATCGAACGTGCCGCCTACCAAGCCCATCCAGGCCAATCCGTCGAGACAGCGGCTCATGCTGCTGCCAGCGCACTGCTCAATCGTGAAGGAGCTTCGCCGGCAGACGTCTTTGCCGTTACGAAGGACCTGGAGCGCGCCGAAGCGCTACTCAACGTCTTGTTCGAGGCGAATGGCCTCAACAACGAGCAATTCCAAGCCCTCGCCGAAATGGCGCGGGCTCTCACCACGAGCACAGCATTTGCCGTGATGGAGCCCGGCGCGGTGTTTCCCCGGCAGAAGTTCCTTATTGAGAACCTCTGCCGCGCCGACAACTTGCTCAGTGTCATCGCGAGCGCGAAGGAAGTTGACGTTGAGCCGTTACGCCAGCTGACGGAAATGGCCTGGGCATTGGTCCAAGAGTGCTATTTCATCCTCATCGGTCGCGCTTCGGACGACAAGGATCTTCCGGCCTACTTCGTTCGATCGAAGGAGGCACTGTCATGAGCGACCGTGGACACGGCAACGTTGGGCAGTTCGCTACGACGGCTGCAAATGCAGCGGCTGCGCTTATTCAGGAGACTCCCCGCCAGAGCGAGCGGATGCAGCTTTCGCTCAACGAAGGCGGCGAAGTTTGGATGGATCAGTATTGGGACGAAAGAAGCCAGGCGATCCCAGCCGACGTCCTGCGCGTCCTGAAGGAACTCGACGCATGTGTAACCGGCGCCAGCATCATCGGCAGCCTTCTCAGCGCAGACGAGGTGCATAAGGCCGACGCTGAGATCAACTGCGAAGCAGTCGCGTACCGCGCCCTGTGTCCGACACAACGCGAAGGCTTGCGAGTTGCTAACGCCTACCTGCTGCGGCAGGCAACGTTGGCACTTGATGGCCTCCGATCTGGCTGAAGCTGATCCGCCGAAGGAAACTTGAAAAGGCCCGCGCTGCGGGCCTTCTCTCATTCGCCACTGTTAAGGCTCGCGTACATGCGATCAATCTCGCCTTGGATTGAAAGCAACTCTTCGTGCAACACGTGCTGCTCGGCTTCCAGTTTGCCGCGCTCGTCCGGCGCCAACGCCTCGCGCAACAGCAAGCGCCATTCAACGTCATAAAGACGCTCGCGAAACAACTGCAGGTCTCTCTGCCGCTGTTCGAGCTTCAAGAGGTCAAACGATTTCGGAAAGCTCGCTTCCAGGCGTCTGACAATCTCGCCCGTCAGAGACGCACCGTTTGCGTCTGCTGCGACCCGAAGCCGCTCCAACAGCGGCTCGGGCAGCCTTACGTTTACCTGTGGATCGGTTCGCGCCATTCGTTCGAGCCAGTTTTCCCGTGGTTCTGCCGCCCGTCACCGGTCGTGACTGACATCAAAAAAGCGCTGACACATCCCTAAACCGGGGGTAGGCTGCTTTCATCAATCATGGCATAGCACATGTGCTTGCACCAGCCAAGCGAATGGTGCTATATATTGTGCTATACGGCAATGAGGCCGCAGTAATGTCGAATGATCAGTCACTTGGGTTGCGGAGAAGTACGAAGGCCTCGCCTGACGGCCCTGGTGAGCCAGCGTTCGACACCTGGCTTTGCGGCGTCGACGCCCCTTCCCTCCGCTTGATTCGCACTCGGAGCGGAAAGGTCGTTGAGTGGGTGGAGATTGATCTGCGCGACCTCCCTGCCAGGCTGGACCTCCTCGGAAGAATCGCCCCTTCAATACGCCGACGCCTGCTCGCTGAGGCCGCACTGCTCCCTACGAGAGAAGCAGCATGAGAGTCATTCAATCAGTCGACGAAACCCACGTCGAAGTCCACGAAGGTGGGCTTATTGAAATCAACCAGAACTCCCGCGGCCAAGAGAGTTCGATTTGGATCCCCGCTGATCGCGTTGCGGAGCTCTGTCGCGCGCTGCGAAAGGCACAACAGGAAGCGCTAGCTCAGGCCGGCTAACCATGTCAGAACGCGGGCTCAGCGCAACTCATCTCCGCCTGATTGATGCGTTAGCTCACAAGGCTGTGGAGGATTATCTGCGGCTGCGCGACTCGGCTAATGAGCCTTCGGGCGAGAACTGCACGAATCCCGTCCCGTTGCCCGATTACGAGCGCGCTGCCTAATCTCCGCGCATGCGAACGGCAGCCTACGCGCGCTACAGCTCGGACCAGCAACGGGCGGCCAGCCTGGAAGACCAGCTCCGCAATTGCCGCGCCTACTGCGAACGGCAGGGATGGCCGGAGCCCACGATCTACACCGATGCGGCCATCAGCGGCGCGCGGCTCGACCGCCCCGGATACCGCGCGCTCCTCGCGAAGGCTGAGCGATACGACGTCATCCTCGTCGACGACCTCTCTCGCTTGAGCCGTGACAGCGTCGAGGCGCAACGCCAGGTAAAACGGCTGACCTTCGCGGGCGTCCGCCTGATTGGTGTTAGCGATGGAGTGGACACGGCTCGGAAGGGGCATACGGCTGAGGTAGGGCTCCGCGGGATCATGGGCGAGCTCTACCTCGACGACCTCAGGGAGAAGACCCACAGAGGCCTCACAGGACGCGCACTGGCCGGCGCGAGCGCTGGTGGCCTGCCCTACGGCTACACGGTCACGAGTGTGGGTCAGCGCGCCATCGACGAGGCACAGGCCAACGTTGTGCGCCGGATCTTCGCCGAGTTCATTGACGGCCTTAGCCCTCGTGCGATCGCGGCCGGCCTCAACCGCGATGGCATCCCGTCCTCCCGTGGCTCGTCGTGGGCAATGACCGCGATACATGGAGATCTGCGCCGCGGGATTGGCATCCTCGCGAACCCCATCTATGTAGGCCGCCAGGTCTGGAACCGGAGCCGCTGGATCAAGCATCCCGATACCGGCCGTCGCGTGCGCCAGGAGCGTCCCTGCGAAGAATGGGTGACCACTGAGCACCCTGAGCTGGCGATCATCGATTTGGCGACTTGGTGCGCCGCACAGGCACGCATGGGCGTGCGTGGGAAGGACAGCGGGAAACCGGGCCCCGGTCGGCCGCCAAGACACCTTCTAAGCGGCCTGCTGCGCTGTGGCGAGTGCGGCGGCCCAATGGTCGTGGTCGATAAGTACAACTACGCGTGTTCAATTGCTCGCGACCGTGGTACATGCGCTAGCAAAGTACGGCTCCGCCGCGTGGTGGCCGAAGAGCGGCTCTTGGCCGGCATCCGGGAAGAGATCCTCACGGAGGAGGCGTTCCAGCGTTTTGAGCAGGTGACAGCGATTGCCCTGAAAAGCGCAGGCCCGAATCTGGACGCTGCTAAACGGCGAGTGGCGGAGGCTGAACGAATTCGTGAGAACGTAATGCGCGCTATCAAGGCAGGAGTCCTCACGCCCAGCACCAAGTCTGAGTTGATCGCATCGGAGCGAGCAGTGCAGGACGCAGAGATAGCCCTGCGCCATGCTCGACAGCTTCAGCCAGAGCAAATCTTGCCGCGTGCTCGCGAGACCTGGCATCGCCTCACCACGTCTCTCGCGGACAGCGCCAGAGACGTCCCAGCGGCTCGCGCGGCAGTGCGAGAGCTTCTCGGTGCGCATGCCAGAGTCATAAACAAAAACGGCGACCTCTTTGCAGAGATCGCCGTTCCGTCTGATGCTTCAAATGTGGTAGCGGGGGCAGGATTTGAACCTGCGACCTTCGGGTTATGA